CGCTTCGGGAAACCAGCGGCAGACGACGGGTGCGACGGACTACGAAATGGTCCGGGACTATTTTCAGGCGCACTCGGGGATAAGACTTCAATACCACGTACCGAGGGCGAATCCGAGTGTGCGGGACCGGATCAACCTGACGAACGCGAAGCTGCGGTCGGCGGCGGGAGTAGTGGGGCTGCTGCTAGACCCGCGGTGCAAGGAACTAATCAAGGATCTGGAACAGGTGACTTACAAGGCCGATTCGAATGTGGTGGACAAAGATCGGGACCGAATGAGGACGCACTTATCGGACGCGTTGGGGTACCTATTGTGGCAGGAATGCAGAACGCTTCCCAGAATCGGGGAGAGGCAGGAGCGATTGTTCTAATCATGCAAACGATCAACCGGGAGCATCCGGAGTACATCGCGCGAAAAGCGACGTGGAGACGCTACAAGGACCTATACCTGGGCGGCGAACAGTTGCGGGCGCGGGCCGCGGAGTATCTGCTGCGGCGGCACAAGGAACCGGGCGAAGTTTACCAGGAGCGGCTGAACCGGGTGTTCTATCAGAACTACATCGGTTCGATCGTGGACTGGTACGCAGCGACGGTGATGCATCGGTCGCCGGCGCTGATGCTGGAAGGGGCCGACGCAGGAGCGAAGGACTTCTATAGCAAGCTGGCAAACGACTGCGATTTGCGGGGCACGAGCCTGAGCGAGTTCTTCCGTAAACAGTTCGTGGAAGCGCTGGTGTGCGGCTCGAGCTACCTGGTGGTGGACTTTCCGCGGAGTGTGGGGCCGGCACTGACGCGGGCGGAAGAAGACGCGGCGGGGACGTCGCGGGCATACCTTGTGGAGTATGGCGCGGACGAAGTTATCAACTGGAATTACGATCCTAACGGCGGGCTGGACTGGGCGGTGATCCGGACCTCGTGTTTGCAGCAGTCGAAAGTGACGGATGCGCAGTGGGAACAGGAAACGCGCTGGATTCACTACGACAGACAGAACTTCGAGGTCTACCGAAAGGCGGGCGAGGGGAAGCCGATCGAGAAGATCGACGAGGGCCGGCACGCGCTGGCGTCGCTCGGCCGGGTGCCGTTGTTCCAAATGCGAGTGAGCGAGGGGCTGTGGCTGACGAACCGAGCCGCGCTGCTGCAACTGGAACACTTCAACAAATCGAACGCGCTGGGGTGGGCGTTGACGATGGGGTTGTTCGCAATGCCGGTGATCTACTCGGAACGCGAATGGAACCAAATCGTGGGTGAGTCGTATTACATCCAACTTGGACCAGAGGATAAGTTTGGGTGGACGGAGCCGGAGGGGAAGGTATATCAGATCGCGGCGGACAACCTGGTGCAGATGAAGGACGAGATCTACCGCGTTTGTTACCTGAACAACCAGGCGATGGGTGGGGCATCGAGTTCGGCAAACCAATCGGCGCTGGGCAAACAGCTGGACTTCGCGACCACGGCCGAGGTGCTTGGAGCGTACGGGACAACGATACGGGAAAGCATGAAGCAGGTGCTGTGGGCGGTGGCGGCGGCACGGCAGGACGAAGTCTCGGTGGACGTTGCAGGGATGGACGAGTTCGACATCGACGATTTCAGCACAGAGCTAGACGACGCGCAGAAGCTACTGAGCCTGCGGATCCAGTCGCCGACGCTGACCAAGCAGATCTACAAGCGGCTGGCGAACCAATACCTGGCGAACGCGCGGCAGGAAGTGAAGAGCCAGGTAGCGGAAGAGATCGAAGGGGCGGCATAGGATGGCGGAAGACGCAGACGGTCTCACTGGGTCGGGCGAGCGCGGCGACATGCGAGTAAGTTGCGAGGGGATGCGGGGAGAGAAGCGTATGGAGGAAATCGACGTTCAAGCCGTTGTGCGGCAGGCGATTCAGGAATTCGTCAACAACGAACAGGCCAAAGCCGAGCCGGCGCACAAGGCGGAGTTACAGGAAGAGCGGAGGCGGCGGGAGCAGCTAGAGCGCCGTGTGAATGAGTTGGTTGAGGAGAACAAACGCAGCCGGAAAGTGGCGGAAGAGGCGGAACGCGCGTCGGCGGTGCGCGCGGAACTGCAGCGCCTGGGGGTGGCGAAGGTGGACTTGGCCTTCAAGGCGGTGCAGGACGACATCGTGCGGAGCGAGGACGGGCGGCTGGTGGCGCGGGGCGAGAACGGCGACGTGCCGGCGCGCGAGTATCTGGCGACGTTCGTGAAGGAAAACCCGGAGTTTCTGCCGGCGCGCATACCCGGGGGGAGCGGGATGGCAGGGATGCTGAAGAGTCCGGTGGGCGGAGGCGAGGCGATCACGCTGGACCGAATCCGGCCGGGCATGAGCGCGGAAGACATGCGGCGGGTACGAGAGGAAATCGTGCGCGTGGCGTCGCAGACCTTAAAGGGTCTGTAGTGAAAAGCCCGGCCAGCAGGGCCGGCAAGAACAAACTAAGGAGAACGAATGGGAGCAATTACAACTAGTAACGTCGCAAGCGCGATTGTGAAGCTGGTGGCGGCGGACGCTTTGCCGGTGCTGGTAGGCAACCTGGTGATGGGCAACCTGGTAAATCGCGATTACGAACCCGTGCTGGCGAATGCGGGCGACACGGTGAACGTGCCGATCCCGCCGACGCTGGTGGCCAACAACATCGCGGATGGCGGCACGGTAACGCTACAGAATCCGAGCCTGGGCAATGCGCAGATCGTGCTGAACACGCACGCGGAAGCGACTTTCCAGATTCCGGACGTGACGAAGGTGCTGGCGGTGCCGGACCTGCTGAAGATCTACATGCAGCCGGCAGTGGCGGCGATCGCGCAGAGCATCGAAACGAACCTATTGAACCTGTACGCCGGATTCACAACCAACACGGCGGTGGGGGCGGCGGGTACGGCGCTGACGGAAGCCACGGTGGACGCAGCGGAAACGGCGCTGTTTCTGGCCAAGGTCCCGCCCAGCGAGCCGAAGTACATCGTGGTGGACTCGGCGGCCTACTCGGCATGGCGGCAGATTCCGCTATTCGAGGAGTTTCAGACGGCCGGGGCGGCCGGCCTGACGGCACTGATCGACGGAACGATCGGCAAGTACAAAGACTTCTACGTCTTCCGCTCGCAGTTCGTGCCGAAGACGGGAAGCAGCCCGATCAACACACACAACCTGGCGTTCACGCGAGACGCGATCGGCCTGGTGGTTCGCCGGCTGCCGCAGCCTCTTCCGGGAACGGGAGCGATTGCGGAGTACGCGGAGCTGGGTAACTTCGGCGTGCGAGTGGTGATGAGCTACCAGCCGAACACGCTGGCGCAGCAATTCACGGTGGACGTGCTGTACGGATGCGGCGTGTTGCGCAACGGATGCGGCGTCCAGGTCAACACTTAGCAAGGCGAAACCGCGATGCGGGCCGGCGGCCGAAACAGGATGGCGGCCGGTCCGCAATTCGATGGGAGGAGAGCGGGATGGATCTTAGATTGTATTACCAGAAGATACGGGACACGCAAGCGAAAATCGGCGACCCATTTCCAGTCGTGGAGAGCGTGGAAACGCCGGACGGGGGACCTGCGGGCAGACTAACCGAAGTGACGGCGTCTCTCGCAGCGAAGCTCATTGTGGAAGGAGCCGCGCGGCTGGCGAAGGAAGCGGACGCGGCGGCGTTTCGCGAGGCGAGGGCAAAAGCCAAGCAGGCGGCGGAGGAAGCCACGGCGGCTGCGAAGGTGCAAATGACATTCCTGCCAATGGCGGAGTGGAACCGAATCCAGGACGCGGGAAAGCGCGTCAAGAGCCAGGCATAGGCTTATGGCACTATTCACGGACGGGCCACCTTCGAGTATCGAATTCATGGCGGGGCTGGACTCGCAATTGACGAGTGTGGCCAGCACCGAAGGGATCGATGTGAGGTGCAAGCTGGCGCTGGCTTATGAGGAAATCGGGCTGGACATGAATGCGCTGCTCAAGCGCACGGAAATGGCGGAACGCCCTGTGTGGGCGATGGTGAAGCCGAAACTGAACGACGTGGTAGTGACGACGGCACTCAGGTTGTGGCATGCCTACCGAACGCTGGAGCTGGTATACGCCGACGCGTACAACAGCCAACTGAACGACCGTTACCAGGGTAAGAGCGAGCAGTTTCAGAAGATGGCTAACTCGAATCGCGAGCGACTGATCGACGCCGGAGCCGGAATGGCGTCGATACCGGTGGCGCGCGCGATGACGCCGGTGCTGGCGGCGGTGCCGGGGAGCCTGCCGGACAACATCTACTATGTGACGGCGGCATGGGTGAACCGGGTGAACGAAGAAGGGGCAAGTGCCATTCCAGCGGCGATTGCGACAGCGTCGAGCTCGTTGTCGGCGCAAATGGGGCGGGTGCCGACGAACGCCGCGGGTTGGAACGCGTATGTTGGCACGGACCCGGACAATCTGACGCTGCAAAACAGTTCGCCACTCGATGTGGGGGTGGCGTGGGTGCAGCCGGTGTGGATCAGCGCGACGGGACGCAAGCCGGGGTTCGGTCAAGAGCCGAACTACTTACAGGCGTTGCCGCGAACGTTACAGAGGGGCTGATGGCTACGACGATAGGAAACACGGCGACGGCGAAAACCGTGCAACTGCTGACGGGGTCCAATGGGGTGAATCTAAGCCTGGAGGCCATGGCGCTCAGCGGTGTGACGACAGTGACGCCGCTGGGGACAGCGCAGATCCTAGCCGAGAATGTGGCACTGGACATTGTGGAGCGGGCAACAGCGGTGCACTATCCAGCACTAAACGTGTACTGCGAGAAACTAGCGAACCAGTTAGTGGAGAAATTCCGGACGTTCTCGGGGGTTTCGCAGATGGCGATTGAAGTGCGGCATTCTCAGGACCGGCTGGAAGGGCTGCAAGATACCGTTGAGTTATACACAAGCGCGGTAATGCATACGCTCGATACCAACCGTGGAGACTGGGGCGGCGGGATGTACTACGCGGGCGGGTACCAAGTTGCATTCGGAGCCGTCAAGAGCGGAGGCAAGAACCTCGTTCAGACGGCCAAAGTGACATTCGAGATTGGAGTGAGTATCAACTAAGATGGCCTCTTACATATCTTCAAAC